CAATATAGTCCATTTCGTCAAGCGTGATGTAGCCGTTATAATAGCCCTGTGCAAGCTGACCGACCTTGTATTCATACTTAGCATTTTTAAGGTCATATGCATCTACGAACTTATCATATGCCGCTCTGTATCTGCGGTTATCCTCTTTCTCCTGTGCAGCTTTCTGTTCTTTTGCCAACTCTGTCTGAGCCTTAACATAAGCGTCATAAGCAGATTTATTTTTATCGTATTCAATCTTCTGAGCGTTTTCTCTTTCAGCCTGTGCATTTTGTGCAAGCTGATTGGCACTTACCGTGTCATACAAATAGCGTTGACTGTCTGCTGCTCTTGCTGATGAGAGATTATTTACTGCTCCGTTAAGTTTTGCTGAGTAAACATCATTATTAGCGCTGTCAAGGTTTGTGTCTGCCTGTCTGTCGGTTGAGTACCTGCTTGCAAGAAGATTAAGATAGTTCTTGTAGTCTCCTACCGTGTCACGATTACGGCTGTAATCCGTACCCTCAAGCGTGTTATAGAGGTTAAGCACATTTGCGTTTTTCTCCTGCTTTGACTGATAATCCTGTTGTGCAAGTCCTCTAAATGTACTTTCTGCATCGCTTATATTGCCCATACGGTCATTGTAAACCTCGTCTGCGACTGTATCGGCATAGGTAGGATTGTAACCGCCTGAAAGCTGATTAGCTGTGTTACGGCTCGTATCTCGTGCCATAGCGGCATTCTGCGCAAATTCCTTGCGGTACTGCTGATATGCCTTGTCTTGCGTCGGATCATATTCAAATCCTCTGCCTGTCAGATAGTTGCTTATGGCGTCATCTAACTTACCGCTGTAAGTGCTTTTATAATTGTCAGCCTGTCCTGTCGCTGTTGATTCTGCACCCGCAAGAGCGGTGGCACTCTGCTTAGTGTCACCGCTCACCGTCTGACTCGGTACTTCATTCATAAGGTCATTGTAAATCTTTTCTTCACTGTTCACGCTCAATGTTCTCACCTCACTTTATTTTCAGCTGACTGTTCAGATAATTGTAATAAGCGTCCGACTGTCTGCGCTGACTGTCAATGCTTGACATTGTGTCGGCACTCAATGTGTTGTGTTCATACTGTGCCTCGGCAAGATTTCTAATGTCAGAAAGATTACTCTGTGCCGCTGACATTTGTGTCTGCCAGTGAGCCAGTTCGTTTTGAAAGTTGCTCATATCAAGTCCTTTGGATGTGCCGTACTTATTTCCATAGTAATTCATAAAGTCGTAATCATCCGTTACGCTGTCCCTGTATCTCTGATACTGTGTGTTATCAAGGTTCTGCAATACGCCGATTCTGTTCAGCGTATCTTCCTGCTGTTGCTGATAACTCTTGTAGGCTTCATTTTTAAGTGTTGGAACTTTATTTGCAAGCTCGTCCATATACTCGCCGAATGCCTTTTGTCCTGCCGCCTGTGAATAGGTGTTGCTGTAACCGCCTGTATTGCCGGCATAACTTCCCTGCACATTTTCCTGTGCAGCCTTACCTTCACGGGTATATTTTTCTTTTGCCTGCTGATATTCAGAAGAATTTTCGGGAGTCCAGTCAAATTTATTTTTTTGGTACTGATTGGCAAGCTCGTCAATTGTACCCTTGTACTTGCTCGTATATCCCTTATTGATTTTATCTGTGTAGGAATTAGCGTAGTTGTCTGCCTGCTGACGAGCCTGTCTTGTGTCGTAGCTGTCAGCATATGTCGGAGCTGATGAGGCAACACGGTTATAGTTATTAACCGCATTGTCAACATCGCCCGTTCCGTAAACCTTGTATGTATAAGCCATTATTTTTCACTTCCTTTTTGTCCGATTGCAGAAAGAAAATCATCTGTTATGTTGTCGCTGTCAATGTTGCTAAGCACGAAAGCCAACTGTTCGTACATATCGTTTAGATAGTTCCGCATTTCTCCTATGTCATTTGTTGAAGGGGGCGGATCAAGTTTAAATGTTGCCACGCTTATCACTTCCTCTGCTGTGCTCAATATCAATTCCGTATATTTCGACCTGTCCCGTTCCTACAAGTTTAAGTCTCAAATATTCCGCTCTGCGTAAAGCTACGGCGAATACTCTCGGCTTTTTCTCATTGTAAAGCATTTCGCTGACTTTCTTCCATTCACCGTTGTCCTTGTATTGTACAAACAAGCTGACCTTTGCTCCCTTCTCGGCTTTTATGCCGATTCGGATTTTTCCGATATTCTTTACATTAAATTCGCTGTCATAAAGGTCGCCTGTTTCAGCAGACCACTCAAAGCAATCTTCCTGTTGATACTCATATTTCGTATTGTCAACAAGAAGATTGTCCGCTTTATCAGGACACATAATGTTTTCTTTGGTATCGTCAAGCCAATACAGAACACCGTTGTATGTGGTGCAGTCAATCATCTTTGCGTCGTCTTCCTTGTGCCACAAGCCTTTGTCGGTATCGTACACAAGAAGTTCCTGTTCTCCGTCATCTCTTTCGGCAGATATGTAGTATTTATTTCCGTGTCTGCCGCCGACTGCGTTCTTATAAGTATGTCCCCACAAAGATTCTTCGCTTATGAGTGCCGGCAAGCTACCGCTCTGATAAGCATAAACACCGTTATGGCCAAGATAAAACAAGGTTGAGTTAATGTTCACGAGGCTCTTTTCGCTTCCAATTTCGACACCGGGAACATTGTATTCCGCAAGGGTAAAGTTACTCGGCTTTGTTCCGTAGATTTTTAGTGCGTAATTTTCTTTGAAAAATATAACGCTGTCGCCCCGTGTTGCAATCCCTGTAAACTTTCCTTCTTTGCCGCAAGTCATAGCCCAGCTGTCTGTACTGATTCCGTCACTGTATGCCTGCCAGTTGCGCTCATCACCTTGTTTACAACAATAAATTTCGTTTTTGTCTGAGGAGCAACACCACAAGCGGTTTTGCATTTCCACGATTTTCCCCTCATCAAAATCGGGAGAGATTCTTTCGACTGTGACTGTACCTGTGTACGGCACGCTTGATTCCAATTCGCACTTGATTACAAGCTCATTTTTTGAAACGTAATAAACCTTGAAAGTTTTTTCGTTAAGGTTTTCAATATAACTCTTATCGGCGTAGCTTTCGGCATCTGTGCTGACAAGAGAGTCAGTTAATCCGCTTATCTTCACAAAATCTCCAACTTCAATATGCAATCCAATGTTTTTGGCTCTTATTGTCGTATAATTAAACTTTTGAGATAACTTTTTGAAATTCAAAAGCCTATTCTTTTTAAATGTACTGTCCTTCTTTTCAATTCCGATAACAGAGTAAAAGTTGTTATAACTCTCAATTACCGTGCCTATCTTAATATCATTTAAGCTGAATATATCAACCATGTCTTTATTACTTGTCAACTGATATTTGGTGTCTGTTAAATCGTTGTTGGTATATAAAGTTACGCTCGGTCGATAATTTTTGTTCGCACTTGCGTCATAATATGAACGTGTAATTGAACATAACAAATATGCATAATCAAATGTTAAGGCATCAAGTTGCAGATTACTCTTTGTTTCTACTCGTGTGCTCAAATCTTCGTTTCGGCAGTCAATCATAGTCACCTTTTTGTCGCTCATGTTAACTGATAATTTCTCGGGGAATACTACAACCTTGTTGCCGTATAAAACGATATGATGCTGTTTGGTCGCATCAATCTCATCAATCTTTGTAACCTCTGAACCGATATGCAGATTCTTGTCAGAATCAATATAAATCAAACCTGAGTTAGCCGACAACAGATTCGAAATGATTTTGATTTGGTCATCGGAAGTAATTCGAGAACGGTTTACTCTCGGTGCAAGCTGTGGGTATTTATCAGAGGTCATATTTTTAAAATCTTTGAACTCTGTGTAAATACTGCTTGATGAGCTTGAAACTCTTGAAAATCCTGTGTTCGAACTTCGGTTAAGTCCTCTGAATACACTGATACTCGTTGTATCTCTCCTCGGTATATTTAATTCGGGTAGCATATTGTCACCTCTTAGCCAATGTGAAAGTTATATCTTTTCTTTTGTGGGTGTGTTCTGAACCAAAACACTCCAAAATCCTGCCTCAGCTGATTATATACGCTCATATCAACCGAATATCTCTCGGCCTCTTCGTAGTCCCTGTCAATCTGTGCCGCACAATAAACCTCATACATCCTGTCATATGGCGCAGGTGCAAGAAGTTCAAAGTCACGGTCCGTGTCAATCAGATAGTTCCCGTATGTTCCGACAATGCAATTATCACCTTCGCGATTACTTATTACATTGCTGATAATTTCCATTTCTACCTCATTAATATAACTTATAATGTCCTCATCAGACACATCATATCCGCTTTTAAGTTTTCGCACTCTTTCAATTACCTTATCAAGTGTCATATAATCAAATCACCTCTCAAATATTATTGTACGCAAAAAGGCGGAAGCTACCGCCCCCGCCCTTCTGCGAATTTTGTGTAAGGAGTACAATTTATTCCTTGTTATTGAATTAGATTCTGCCCTCGGCAATTGCCTGCTGGGCAATCTCGGCAGCCTTATCCTGCACGCCCTGCGCGAATTCAGCCTGCTTAATTGAGTTGTCAATAATCTCCGCAACCTTGCGTGGAATGTTCGTCTTAACACCTCTCGGAACAGTGTACTGCACTCCGTTGATATTGACCTCAATATTCTTGTTTGACTTCATCGAACCTGTCGGAGCGATGTACTCAACAAGTTCTTCACTTTCCTTGTTTGCCTTTTCAATCAGCTTTGCAAGTTCCTTGTCCTGCTTGATTTTTTCCGCCTTACGGTCTGTCGGCATACTCTTCTTGAGCTCCTGCAGCTCATCATACATTCCAAGGAGCTTATCAAGCTGAGATTTTTCAATTGTTACGGTATCGGCAGTAGTTTCCGCTGCCGATACTTCTGTATTTTCTGCCGTCTCTGCGGCTTTCTTTGTTGTTGCCATAGGTTATATACCTCCCAATCACGCCACAGCCGGAGAAGCTGTCTGTGCTACGGTGTTGAGTGTTGAAGCTGTTTCAATTCTCACCATTCTTGTCTGACCGATAATGCCTACACCGTGAGTTGTTTTCCAGCCCTGTGTTGCTCTCTGGTCGAGTGGGTCAGATGTACCGCCTGAGCCAAAGCCCTTAACGATTGTCTGAGTGCCTTCGCCCTCAATCTCAACAGTAACATAAGCATCTTTACCGAACACAAGCGTTGAATACACATCAATCTTGCTTGCGCCCGCACCCTTGAACACTTTCGCAAAGTTCGACTGTACAAACTTAACATTACCGATTGTACCGATTTCCCCTTTGAAAATCTTGTCTGCGTGAGCATACTTAACTACGCTGATGAAATCCTTGTTGTTGATAATGTCGTACTTAACATTCGGATGTACAAGAGCGACATAGCTTTCGCCGATAGGCTCAGCGTTCTGGCATTCAAGATAGTTCAGTGCCCTGAAAATTGTGTCAATTGTGAGCTTGCTGTTCGTCGTAATTGCCGCACGGCTTGCAACCTCTGTAACCGTACCGTCAGAGCCTACAGCCGGTGCATAGATTACGCTTGTTCCGGCATTAAGAGCCTCACGGTCAATCTCTTCAATTGAGCGTCCTGCCTGTGAAGCAAGCTCCTCACTGTCCTTTGTCATCACATTATCACGGCTGCAAAAACTTGCCCAGTCTGTGATAGGTGTATATGCGCCGTACTGGTTCACCGCAATCTCAACATAGTAGAAACTCATCTTATTACCGACAGGAGTAATGCCTTCCTGCAACGGTGTTGTAACGGTCGGGTACGGTGAAATACCTCTCTTGTTGTAGATGTTGCCCGACTGTTTTGGAATTGTGTCATGCTCACCAAACTGACCGTGAACGCATTTCGCTGTCAGGTTCTTGAGGAACACTTTGTGATAATATGTAGCTTTTTCGGGTGTCCAGTCATTGCCCGAGGTTGATGTTGTGTTGCCGTAAGCATTGTAAACATAGCCGTTTGACTTGTTTACACCGCCTGCGTCAACCGTATTACCGTGGATATTGATAATAAGCTTAATAATCTTGCTTTTCATTGTCGTACCTTCCTTTCGGCAAGGCATTAGAGGTGTGCCTCGCCTCGTTTTACTTTTTGATAAAAGGCCTCAAATTCAGCGTCAGACATCTCGTCCACGTTTTTTCTCTGCGTGGTTGTACCGCTTTTCTTGACCGCATTTTCGGTTGGTCGTCTTGCACCACTCTGAATTGACTGTGCTGCCGCACTGATTGCGGCAGAGCTTGAACGCTTTACAAGGTCTTTCTGCAATTCATCAAAATGCGCCATTTTATAGGCAGTAGTCAAATCGTAAATTTCATCATTACGACCTGTCTTTTCGTTCTGCTCATTCCTCTGCTGAGCAATAAAGTCAAGAGCTGTGCGAAATGCGGGATTCTGAAATTCCTCTTCAAGGTTGAAGTTTGGAAATTCTTTCATCGTTTCCGCTGCAATTGTTCTCAAATGTGTGTCAAGTTCTCTTGCGGCTTTTTCTCTTCGGAGGTTTTCAAGTTCTTCTTCCTGTGCATTTGTTTTCTGCTGATTGAAAAAGTCGTTGCGTGCCTCTTCTGTCGTTACTCCGGCGGCAAGAGCCTTTTCGGCGAACAAATCCTTATCCTCTGTTACGGCTTTGAGGAGACCGTCGAGGTCATCGGGCTGTACATTGTACTTGTTTGCAATAAGGGCAAAAATCTGATTGCCGGTGCTTTCTTTTTTCTGCATATCGGAAATCTGCTTGTCTTTGGTTGACAGTCTGTCCTTCACCAAAGACTGCACCCTGTTCTGATACACATTCTTGTACTTGCCCTTAATCAGCTTTTCAAACTCTTCTTCTGAGTTTTCTTCGCCGTCTGTGTCTGTGCTGTTATTTTCGCCTTCTGCGTTATTGTTCTGATTCTGATTGCCGCTGCCAAAAGCCTTGTTATAATCGTCGATAAGGTCGTCACCTATGCCGATTCTCTCAGCTCTCTCTCTCGTTTCACGGCTTATGTTGTTGTTTTCGGTGTTTGTGGCTTCACCGTTCTCACCGTTTCCGTCTCCGCCGTCAGCTGCGCCTGCTGAGTCGCCGTCATGCAGATTTACGATAAGATATAAGAATTTGTCGTTCATAAGAACCTCCGTCTCTCGTCTTTCCGAGGTGTCTCTCTCTCGTCTTTCCGAGGTGTCAGGCCTTTATGCAGTCCCACTACTGCGACCTTATATTTTTATTATATCAACCTTAATTTTTCAAAAAAAGTTAAAACTCTTGTTGATTTAAACTTTTATTTCGGGTTGCCGTCATCATAGTTAAGCTCTATTTCATCGGGATAATTTTTTGCATAGAGTTCAAGTCCCGTCCATAGTGCTTTAATGCCATTGCGTACTTCGGCATCTGAGCTGACAATATAAAACTCTGATTCCGTGTGACCGTTTTCATAGATTTCATTGACTATCGTCACATTGTTTTCGTCCTGCATTTCACGCACATACTGCAAAAATGTAGAGCATAACGCACTCACGGCAACACACACATCATGTGAGCCGTGTCCTTTGCTTTCAAAATATATCAGATTTCCGCAGTCAATCAATGTTACTTCAATCACATTGTTGCCTCGCTTTCTGTCTGCGGCGGTGTCTGCTGTGCGGTCTGTGCGTTTTCGCTCGGCATAGCATTCTGCACATCTGCCGCTGTTCTGCTTGCGTTCATTGCTTCAAGCATTTGCACTTTATTTGAGAGCTCCTGTACAGCCTGAGACAAGGTCTGATTCTGCTTGATTTTTTCAATCAGTTTTTCTTTGCCCTCAAATGTCATTCCGTCAAGCATTACAAGCGTGGCATCAGCCGCCTGCGGATTGAATGCACCCATTTGAAAAAGATTCATCATCATTTCGTTCTGTGCGGCAGTTGCAAACGGGCTTGCCTTTTGAGCCTTTACATCAATGTCGAAAATCGGCAGTCGTTCAAGTATGTTGCCGTCCTCGTCGGTATAATTTACCGTCTGACCGTCTGTGTCCGTATATGTCAACGGCTGTTTTCTGAGGTCTGTATTGTCAAACTCCTCATATGTAGTCTGATTGTTTTCACCTGTGATTCTGAAAATTCTCGGCAGATTATAAAACTGCCTCATCAGTTCAATTTCAAGTTGTGCAAGCTCCGTCATTGCTTCCTGTGCCAGCTTGTTTGAGTCACGGCTTACCTTTCCGCCCGCTTCCTGCAATGCCGCAATTGCCGAACCGCTTGTAACACCTGCCGCACTTGCCCCATTACTCGCGTCATTCGTAGCAGAAGTTTCTTTGATTTCATTTGACAATCTGTCGTACAAGCTCCATGCGCCCGAGGCAAGCTCTTTTGATTCAACGGGAGCAATGTTGCCCTGCAACTGTCCGTTGACCTCAATTACCGTTTTGTCAAGGTCGGTCATATCGTCATTGTTCACACCAACGCCTGTATTTGCGTACACTCTCGGCTGTGAGTTGACTTTGATGTTCACCAGCATATCGTGTTTGAGTTCGTCAAGCTGATTCTGTGGTGCTCTGACTACATCCATAAAGCCAAAACCCACGGGAGTATCACGCAGTCTGAACATCGGTTCAAGTATAAAAGGATATTTACCGTGGTCATAAATAGGCTTACCCTCGTTTTCAGATGAGTAGAGAATATGCTCGCCGACAAATTTACACAAATGCAATTCGCCGTTCTTCTTGTAGTACCAGTCAAGCAAGATTACTTTATCATTGGACTTATTGCTGTTGTCAAAGGTTTCGTGTTCCACAAGTCCAAGAGAGGCAGTTGAAACGCTTTCAAGCTCGGGATATACCTTTCTGACTCCTTCTTCATCGTAATATCTGGCAAAGAATACATTGGCACTGTCCTGTATATTCTCAATATGAGGCTCCCAAAAGAGATTCAAAATGTCAACTCGGCTGATAGCAATATCACCCAGTCCGTTTTCTGCGGTCTTGTCCCACAATACTGCGTAACAACCGCAACCGCCGACAAACTTGTCAAGCTGTTCATCGGAGTATGTTCGTATAAATCCGTTGCGTTTATGTATGCACGGTATTACGCTGTTGAGTGTTTTAGCCGCCTGTTCATCGTCCTGTGCTCGAGGCAGACAAATGATTTCGGGATAATTATCCATTGCGTCAGCATGCTTGTTCATGATTACATTGAGTGCCTGTGCGCCTTTGCGGTGCGGAACGAGCACCTTTCGAGGCCTGCCGTTATCGTCAGTTTTAATCTGCGGTGCAGTCGCCTCTGTATATAGCAGATTATATTCTTTGAAAGCCTGCTTAAACCTTTCATCATACTGCTTTTTGCTGTTTTGATATTTTCTGAAAGTCTGCATAGCCTCGTGTATTTCGTCAAGTTCAATTGGCTTGCCGCTGCTCTCGTTCTCTTTTTCTGCCTGTTCGGCTGATTTCGGCTCTTCTTCGGATTTATTGCCTGCGCCGTAAACATTGCTCAACTTTGATTTATCAGATGTCAGAGCGGGATATGTGCTTTTTATCGGCATAATAACTCCGTTTTCATCTCGTTTAACTTTCATTATTTTTTATCTCCTATCTGTAGTATCGTGCTTGACTTATATTCAATGGGTCAAATGCCCTTGCATTACGGAGTACAACTTCTTTCGGTGTGATTATTGAGGTCATCATTCCGTAACGGCTCTCATCGTAAATATGATCTTCGCCCTCTGTGTCAATATCTTCCGTGTCAATCTGTGAATATACGAGGTTCGGAATTGTTCTGATGAAATTTGTGCAGGTATTAAAACACTGAAACATCGGATAGCCTTCTTCATCGAACGCAAGCCGTGAATGAAACTGCATTTTTCCGGCAAGTCTTGCGTTGTCGCCCTTGTTCCAGAACACTCCCAATTGTGCATGTGTTGCGGCCTGACTTTTTCCGCTGCCCTGCTCTGCAAAAATTGCAGGGTCGGCAACTCCGTATATCTGACGGCCTTTAATCTGTGGGTCATTGTTTTCAATTGCAAGAATTTCCTGTGCCACCTTTTCAATCGGCCAGCGTACACCTGTATTCGGCTGATTCTTCTTGCAGCCGTACAGTTCTCTTATTCGGTAAAATCTGCCGTCTTGGTCAACGGCAGTCCAACCGACTGAAAACGGTCTTGTATAGCCCCAGTCGTATGAGCGTATTATTCGCCAGCTTTGCGGAATTTTGAACGGTTCAATAACATGAGTCCACCGTCTGTCTTTGTAATGCTCTCGGTTATCTATCCATTCGGTGAAAACCTGTCCTTCAAAACTATCCCACGAGCCGTAGAGCAAGGCATTACGCTCCGCCTCGGGCAATTGTGCCAGTCGCTTGACATAATCGGGGTCGTTATTCATCAAAGCATTGTTGTCAAACACGCTTGCCGTGATAAAGACTTTACTGGTCCAATAGTTTTTGGTCGTGCCGTCAGGCATAATTACTTTGTCGCTGAGCCATATAGTTTCGCCCGGAGTTCCGGCAGTCACAAAATACTGTTTCACCCAGCCGTGGCCAACACCGCCGGGGTTGGCAGTTGACCGCATATACACTTTCGTCGCCTTGCAGTTACCGCGATTTCGGGATTTAAGGTAGCTGTATTCATCAAATGTAAACTGCGTTAATTCGTCAAAGCCGATAAAATCGTACTGTTGGCCTTGGTATTTATATTTTTCATTCGTGCGAAATAAAGAGCCGAGCTTAATTTGTGCGTCACTTGAAAAGGTCCACACTCTTGTTGTGGCATTGTACCTTGCTCCCCTGTCAATTGACGGATAAATAGCCCTTGTTTGGTCAATGATTCGTGCAAGGTCAGGCACAGCCCTACGGAGTATCAGGCCTCTGTATTCAGGTATATTCACCTGTCGAGCCGCCTCAACTACCAGATAATCGGTCTTGCCTCCGCCTGCCGCACCGCCGTATAACATCTCATCTTCGCCACGGCTCAACGCTATTTTCTGTTTCGGCTGAGGAGTCCATATGACTTTTTTACTCAACGCTTTCACCGTCCTGCTCATCATCTTCGGGCGGTTGCATTACTTCCTGCATCGGGATTTCGATGATGCCGAGAGCGTTCTCTTCGTCCTGTTCCGTCGTATAATCTGCAAGAATATCACGAACATTGAGTAGACTCTTTGAGATTTCCGCTGCTCGCTTTGTGTTTACAAGTGTTTTTCGCTTTGCATAATCATATCTGTATTCTTCTTCCGCTGTTGCGGTTTTCTCATCTTCGCTTTTTTCGGCTTTAACCGTTACTTTCTTCTTGATGAGTTCCTCGTCCTTGTCAAGCTCATTAACGGCTCTGTTCAGCTTTGTGATAAGTTTAGAGGCGACAGACACAACCCTGTCAATCTCTCTGACGGTTTTCTTCACTTTCTCCGTGTTGATTTTCTCGGCTATTTTGTTTGCCGTTTCACTCTGATTCTGCTTTCTCAGCTCCTGCCAATGCTCAGATGCGCACTTCTTGCTGATTGATGATACGCTTATACCGAATCTGTCGGCGAGCTTGGCGACTGACATTGTTCCGCTCACATATTCAGCCTTGACCGTTGCCCAGTCAATCAATTCCGGTTCATTGGTTTTCTTCTTCCTCGTTTTTGATTCTGCTTTTCGTGCCTGTGATTTTAATTTATCGCTCATCAGCTCACCGCCCTTTTTGTGTCAATTCTGTATTTCAATTTTATGTTTTTTTCTCTTCGCATAAAAGTTAAAACTTTTTCAATGATTTTTCATACTTTTTTCAGAGCCTAATATTTGTATGCAAAAATACGGTTTCACCGAAAAGCAAAACCGTGACGAAAGTAAAATTTTTGAATTGATTTAAAATTTTCGCATATTATGTATTATAAAAATTAATAAATGTTTTTTGAAAAAACACTTGACATATCACGCAATGCGTGATATAATGTAATCAAGATCAAGAAAGGTGGAATTTAAAATGACGGTTGAATATGACAAAAACTATGAGGCAATACGGCTGCAGCTTGATGATAGTGGATTGATTTGTAATCCTAATTTTGATGTATTGCCAAACTCTGAAATCATTGCCGTTAAAGATATTGCTCTAATGCAGTTTGTCGATTATTACATCATCAACTACTATAAAGCGGCAACTGATAAAATGTGGCGGAATAAATTTTTCAATGAAACACTTAAAAAAATCGTTAAAGAAGATAACGAACATTTGTATGTTAGATTTAGATCTAATGATGTTATTGTTTCAACACACAGTTCGTATCAATTGTGTACTGACAAGTGTGTAGCACCAAACATTATTGAAGTGATATCAACATATAAGGCTATGCTTAATGTTATGAGCGGTGTTAAGGTTTCTTATGAGCGACCTACATATGAGTTATATAATAACAGCTATTGTTGTGACGAAGGAACCTATACATTGCAAGACGGTTCCGGATATTTTGCCTTAGCCTATGAATTAAATTCTTGTAATTTTTATTGCTCATACGAAGATTGTCCAAATAAATTTTCTGAGGATTTTCCAGAATGTGTGTACTGGAGAATTTATTGGTGCAATGACAAAGAATATGAAGATACTTTATCGGACTTCTATAAAGATGAAGATTTTGTGCTTTATCTGACCAACACATCCGCTTGGTATGACAAACACAATAAATAAAATTCTTGTTTTCTAAGAAACAACAAAAAGGAGAAAACATTATGAAATTTGAAATTCAAAACAACAAAATCTATCGTCGTGGCGAAGAAATAAAGCCGGACCGAAACGGCTCCAACGGGAAAGTGGTTTGTGGAACCTCGGCAAAAGGCTTGTGGTTCGATGCCGAAACAACAAGCGAAAAATTCAGAGTGTACAAGCAAGACTTGGTTGACCTCTGCCCCAATGCGCACGAAATCTTTATGAGCTATATGAATTGAAGGGAATCAGATGAACACCATATACATCGAAAAATCAGCCTACTCTTATCTTAGAGAGTGGGCGGAAAAAGACCGACTAAAATGTTCCTTAGCCGAACCGTTTTTCAAAAAATGCGAAATACGCAAAAAAGATAATCCTGAATTTGTCCTGTATGTTGAATCGAAAGGACTTGAAAGAAAATTTTCTCTGAAAATCAACAAGAAACTTTTCGTGAAAGGCGAGTTCTTCCCTACTCCCGAAGGGCCGAACGATTTTCAAGTTCATTATAAAGTTGTAGAAGAAACTGAAATGAGCCAAGAACAGCTTAATGTGATGATGATTTTGATAACCTCGTATGTTCACACGAACGCTTTTCTGTGGTATGGAAATTTTCTTGACCGAGATAAACGAGAATTTTCCGCTGTCGGAACAAATCGAAACGGCAACAAAACAATTGTGTTCAGACCGTTTCAAAATCAACTCTATGCCGCATCAGTCGGTCGTCACAGAAGCCCCGAGGGTGTGTTCCAAGTTCGCGGACACTTCCGCCGATATCAAACCGGTAAGGTCATTTGGATTGACGGTTTTATGAAAGGGGTTGATAAGATTGACAACAATTAAAGAGGCAAGGCTCAGCGCCGGACTAACTCAACAGAGAATGAGCGAGATTCTCGAAATCCCCAAGCGAACGATCGGCGATTGGGAGACCGGCACGAGGAAACCACCCGCATACGTCGAAAAACTTGTAATCCGTGAACTTGACCGAATTGCGACAGAAAACAATAACAAATAATAAAAACCCTCATCCACTTTTCAGGGCGGATGAGGGTTTTTATTTACTCGTTTTTAATGATTGTCTGAGCAAGCGGACAGCCCTTCCAGCAGTAGCTCCCGCAAAAATCGTTGAAGTGATTTTCCTTGTCCTGCGGCGAATCAAAAAACAGCGTTGTACTCTTGCTCTTGTACACCGCCCCGAAACAGCAGATTTTACTTTGGCTATCATACGAATAGAACGGACATTTGGCTTTGTTTTCTTTCAATTTCATCTCTCCTTTGATTTTGTATCTATTCCGCTGCATACTTCATTTTTGTGCAACCCCAAAAGACCGTACATCGCACGGTCTGAATTTACCATTATTTACCATTTTCGTCTCTGCGTAATCGGCAAAAAACAAAAATACCACTTTGCGCCCCCGATATCCGAGTAGTTCATTGAGTAATCGTCCTCAATGAGATAATGACCTTCGGGCGCTTCAATCATTTCTCCACGCTCTAAGGCTCTTATCTCTCTTCTTTTTGCCTTTCGTGTGACCGATTCAGGCTTTGTAAGATTTCGGCTTGTCATCATTCGCTTTTGTGCGGCATCAACATCTTCTTTACCGGTCAAATCTTTTGTTATGTACTCAGCTAACTTTTTGAAATTCTCGTTCTTATATAGCGGAGTAAAGTTCTGACCGTTTTCATATGGCCATTGTTCAGACAGCAGTTCCCTGTCCTCTTTGCTGACTATAATGTGTATGTGCCAATTCTTACCCGACTTACCGCATTCAATAAACGCTATGTACTTTAGTCTGCCCTTGCCCTGCTTTTTCAGTCGGTAATTGATTCGGTCAAGCCATTTACCTACCTCTTTGCGAAACTCTTCTTCTGTTTCATATGTTCCGTATGGCGCAGAAAAACGACAGAAGAAATCACCGCTTCCGAAGTTTGCATTTATGAGCCTCTGCATATGCTTAACCGCACGGAGCTTGTTTGCCTTTCTCATCTTGGCAGGACTTAAAGAATTATTTGATTTCCTTCCGCCATAGTTTTTGCCGATTTTTCGGATTGATTGATAGTATTCAACCTCAATCATATCTCCGCTTTTGATCGTTCTCTTATATGTGTACATAGCATAACCTTTTATTATAGTATATTTTTCCTGTTTTCCCGACTTAAATAATCATTTGAGCAGGATATTAAAGGAGCATTTCAGCTCCTTTAATTATGACTGATTATTATTCTGTTTTAGAATATTATTGCTGATAGATATAACTAAGCAGTAGCCCAATCTGACCACTTGAGCTACTGCTTTTGCAAACCTTGCTACTCTGCAATTGTGTGTTCTTATTTTATTGCAATATGTTGAGCCGTTGCCTCGGCTCTTCTTGTAACAGCTAAAATCAAAAAAAGAAGTCATTGCTTTTTGATTTTAGCCTTGAATATGAAAACTGTGAATTTCGTTTGATTTCTTGATTAAAAAATTGGATTTTGCGTGTAGCAAGGGAGTTGCCTTGACTATTCTTCTGCCGGATCTGACGCTCTTACCGTGTCAGCCGTCTCATCGGGCTGAGATTCAGCCTTCTTAATAGGTTCATACACCGAGAGCTTGCCTGCCATAAGGGCGTTGACCTCAGCCAGCTTTGTGATGTTTTCGTTAAGCACTCGGTTGTACTTCATTTCTTCCTCTCTTGTACACAAAAGATTCCCCATGTTGTCCTCGAGCATCTGATTTTCTGCTCTTAATCTTCTGTTTTCCTCTCTGAGCTTTTTACATCCTTTTTCAGCCTTGAGTAATTTAAGGTTGAGATAATCAATCTGCATAAGCACTGCCGCAAAACACTCATGTGAACGCTCGTGTGCGGATTTTTTTAAGTTTTCAATCTGACTGTTTAAAAATAATTCTTTATCTTCTCTTCTCATATGTAGTCACCTTTCATTTTTAATAAAACAGCTGCAAGGATAATCCCTGCTTCTGCTTGCACAAAACTTGTACCCTCGGCATTCCCTACAAGAGCGGCAGTTCAATGTCTCTTTCGTTTCGGTACTTACTTTTGATTTTGCCCATTCCGACGAGTGCTGTATATTCGCCGTAGCTGTACGATGTTCCGTGTTCCTCATTGTATTTGTTTTTCTCCTCACAAATCAGGTCAATGTTATCCTTCTTCCTCTTTGTCCTCGGCTTCGGGTTCAGATTCGGATTCACAGCCTTCTCCCAATGCAGCTTTCTTGCTGTTGATTGTTGCTCTGATAACTGCCTCGAGCTTTGCTTTTTCTTCTTCGCTAATTTTGATTTCTTGGTCATATCCATATTTCCTTTCGTATTTTCTTCCGTCTGCAAAGCCGTTCGTATAGCTCTTATTGCAACGCTTATTAGTGATGTTCCAGTTTTGATTGATTGTTCGACCTTGCTTTTGATTCTCTTTCAAAAGGCGGTCGTTTTCTTCCTTCTCAACTTTATAAAGGTCACGATAAAAGTTAATGTTTTCCCTCATCCAAATAAGCGTTAAAATAAACGCTACTATAAGGATTAAAAACACAATAAGCATTGTTGTTCCTGCTGACATTATTTTTCACCTTCCATTTCATCAGACCAGTCAAAAGCCTGTCCGCAGCGCCAGCAAAATTCAGGTCTACCCTCTTTGATGAGGGCGTTGCAAATGGGGCATTGATAGTCAGTCCATTGACATTCTTTGTACTCGGGTATCGGCACTGGATCTTGCCAATTCTGATGGTTATAATTATGTTCAAACGCTTTTACTCTGCTCTTTTTATTGCTACTTGTGCGTGTCACTTCTTTAAGTTTTTTTGCCACTTGCTTTTCAAGAGCATGGACGGCAAGTTTAAGAGCGGTAAATGTATTGGAATTGCTCAAATTTGTCAGTGTATCTTCAATGTTTGTTTCTTCGCCGATTTCATTTAACACTTCAATTGCTTTTTCGGCAGTCATATCCTGTACGGCTCTTTCGGCTTGATAGCAATATGTTCTTCTGTTCCACAGTTTCGGGGCATTTTCGGGAGTGTCAAATATTGTAAACAAAGTTTTACTTCTGTCATTGCCTTTGTCATTGTCTTTCTCCTCAAGTAACAGCCGACACATTTTAACAATTTGGTCATTTAGCTCCATATTCCCGGTTGCAAGCATTTCTAATCTCAGCATGTGAGATTCTATGTAGGGTGTGGTTGGATCATCAATAGGATTAGGTGCATAAGCTCCTTTCTCCATAATCTTACATTGAGTCCAAAATTCTTGGTTGTTTTTTTCAGGAAAGAACTTTCGACACAATTTGATTATTGTGTCATATAAAACTGCGTTTTCGTATGAAATCGCATTGATTTCATGGCTCAATGATACCAGCATAGAATTACGAGTAGATTGAGTAATGTACCCTGTATTATCTTCCTCATTTTTTGCCATTATTTTCATCTCCTAAAAGTTCGGGATTATCGTAGATATTGCCAACAACTTCAATATCTTTTGAAGAATAGTGTCTGCCTAATCCCTCATAGATTAAATTATACACAAATCCAAATTCAGTTTCACCAACATCGTACTGAACGATTCCATAGTCGTCATCATCCGAGCGGTAAAGAAAATCAATGATATCTCCTTCAAAAATTTTTGTGCCGTGCTTATCAACCATACCCGTGTACTGCCCAACTGTTTCGGGATCTACTGCACCATAGCTGCCTAAAACGGTTGCATCGGGTGTTATACAGCAACCTTGTTTAGTCACAAGCAAATTGCCCTCTGACCACTTACCGTTAGCTATCATCTTACCTCTGAATAAATATTCTCTCATGACTATTCTCCTCGTTTTAATATTAAAACCATCTCAGACATCTGCACCTGTCTGAGATATGTAAATGGTAATATTCAGAAAAGTAGGTAAAAAATGAGATATATATAATCTCACAAGTGCAGTTGTGTGATTAACTTATTTAGTTTGTTTCGCCGGTGGTAAAAATCGGATGCGTGCCGTCACGGAGCTGAATCTCCTCGTCACTCATCACATAGCCGAGCTTGACGAGTAGATTATAAAATCTGTTAAGTTCGGGATTGATTTTTCGGGTAATTGTTTTATCAGCATAGTCAACTAAAATGTAACTGCTGTTGTCTCGCCAGTTCTTAAAAAAAGCATATGCCGCTGACATTAACATTTTGCCGGTGTCTTTTATGCAATCATCAAGGTTTATGCATTCGTTGTTGTCATCATATTTAAGACCGCTTAAAGCGCAAAAAGAAATTTCGTTGTATTCTTTCCGTTCAGACATCGAACACAATATGTAATTGATTAATGCTTGTTTTTGGGAGTCATCGTTAAAGTTGCCCTCTCGCATAAATTCTTCTCTGAGAGCCTTGCAACGCTCGTTAATTTCGCCAATCTGAGAATTGATTTCATCAAATTTTTGTTTTTTTGCAATTCTTTTTTCTTCTTTTGCATTAAGCTCTTTGATTTTCTTTTTTGTCATTTTGGTATAGATATGTATTCTACCGCCATATGCCGGGAAGAAATACCTCTTTCTGCCGTCATCAAATGTTTTGCCGATTAAATCTTCAAGTTGGAACATTCCTGTGTATTCGCAGTTTTCGGGAATATCCTTAAAACCTTCGCATTGTGTCATACCGTTATCGAGGCAGATTTTTTCAAGCTCTGCTCTTTTCTCGTCAGCTTCCTGCTTTTGCACAGCAGAATACAAAAGATTGTCGAAATTATTCGTTCCGATTGTTTTAAGCAGTTTATTTCTTGTGTCAATGTCTTTAATCTGATTCAATCGGTCATAGTCTGCAAGCGTAGGCTGTCGGATCTGACTTTCCTTGAATGCCTCTTCGTCAAGCTCACAGAGTTTAACTCTCCGTCTGATTTTGCTTTCTGAAAATCCTGTTTTCTCTGCAACCTCTGCAACCGTATCACCGAGGTCGAGCAAGAGCTGACAGCCCTTTGCTTCTTCATATACGGTTAAGTCTGACCGCTGCATATTTTCGGTCAACATTGTAGATAACTGCTCCTTTTCAGTCATCTTGACAACAGCACACGGCAGTTCAGTCAATCCTGCCTGCTTTGCCGCTGCTAATCTTCTGTGTCCGATAATCACAGTAAACTCCGTCCAATCGTCATTCATTGGCACCACCGTGAGGTTTTGAAGAATGCCGTTCGCCTTAATACTTTCGGCAAGCTCATCGACATCTCTGAGAACCTTACGAGGGTTGTCGGGGTGCGGATGCAGTTTTTCAATTGCAATCGTAGTCAATGTCGGTTTTCTTTCCATTACTTTTCACGCTCCTTACCTGTTTTATTTTGCTTTTCAAAGTAAAATTCAATTGGATTGTCCGTCTTTTGAATCAATCCGTACTTTACAGCTAATCGAAAAATAAAGACTTTTTCGAGCCTCGAAAGCAACTTACCCAATTCTTTTTTTAAATCTTCGACTGTCCTTGTTGATTTATAAAAATTGCACATTCTGCAAGCAGGATTATAATTTTCGATGTCATTCGCACCATTGTACCAGTACACGCTCTGTATATGGTCAACCTGCATGTCCTTTAATTCGAGTGTACAACCGCAGTACGCACAGCGGCCGCCGTACTTCTCGTAAACTTTAAGCCTTGTTGCTTTTGATATCGATTTTCTCTGACTCAACCAAATCACTCTCCTCAATAGGCTGATTCCAGCATTTTACGCAGTTATGGTCTATTCTGCAATCGTCTATGCTCATAAGCCCTAAACGAGAAGGACAAAAAATTGGTGTTCCGTTATCGCCAAGCGGAGCGTTCGGATAATGTTTCAGGTATTCCGTAAGAAATGTCTTTTGCGGATGTGCATCCGACCATTTTTGAACGATTTCGATTGCCTTTTCGGGATAGAGCATTTCAAAAGTTATACAGCTCATAAATTCATCAGATGTCCCGTTATTTTGACTGGATAGCGGGCACTCGGAACATTTAATTTTGCATCCTTCCTCCCTTGTTCTTTTCGTCATCCTCAGCTTCTCGATGAAATAATTCTCTGTTTTTGAACAATCAATCATTGGTTTCATTCTCCTTACATTCATATTGCCGATACTCCGACACACTCAAAGCCCTGTGTCAGATTTTCTGATTTGAGCCTTTCATTTTCAGCTCTGAGCTCGTTGTTCTCTGCTTTGAGTCGGTCAATAATGTCAAGCTGTACATTTGTGATTTCGTCGGCAATTACATTGCGGTTGTTGAGGTGCTTAATATCAAGCTCCTTTTTTGCCGACTCTCTCTTGATTTCGCTTTTGCTCTTCCAGTTCCTAAAAATCATTTTCATTGTTCTCCTTTACAATTTTTCTTTGGGTTCTCACACCGTAATGTTTCTTCATTGATTCAAGCTCGCCCTTTGCGTTACCGTCTTTAACCGGCAACTGCTGTCTTGCCTTCGTAGGATAGTCATCGCCTGTCAAATGTTCCCACATCTCTCTGCGGTTGTCTTTAAGGCAAGTGTTGAGATATGACATAACAACCTGCTCAAACGGTACTTTACTGCCGAACCTGTCTATAAGCTCATCAACAATCTTATTCATATGCCGTCTTGCGTAATCTTTAGGCTTTTTGTATGCTCTGACCGAGTTCCACAGCTTGATATGTACATTCTCATGTGTCAGCTCATCAATTGCTTTTGCCTGCAACTCGCACAGCTTAACGAGGTCAACCTCATCTTTACCGTACTCCTTGCAAACTTCCGAAAGCGTTGCGCTTGCATTTTTTACAGAGTCAATCTGCTGTTCCTGTTGGATAAGCAAAAATTCCGTCTTGAGTTTCAGTTCTCGGTACTCTTGATAGAATTTCAGCTTATATGAGGCGGTGTATTCTTTACTGAGCAAACCGACCTTGCACATACTGTATGCGTTGGCAAGCTCCAGCACCAACAAACGGTCAAACAATTTCAATGATACGACTTCGAGATGATTAACCTCTCCGTCAATCCATCTTTTTGCCATGTCATTGAGTTCGTCAAGTGTTTTGTCATTCATCAGCTACCACCCTTGCCTTGAAAAGGTTCTGAATAGGTATGCCGAATTTCTTGGCAAGCCTCGACAGTTCTTCCACCGTAAAAGTACCCGGATCTTTAATTCTTTTTCTGTAGGTGCCCTCGGAGCACTGTGTCACAAGAGCCTGTCCTTCACGGTCAATACTTCTGATTTCTGCCTCATACTGTATATTGGCAATCAGCTGCCTTTTCATTTGGTCCTCGGGCTTAGCTAATTTTCTTGGCATTCTTCTCACCCTTTCATTATTTATTCCTGTAATCTGGTATCGACTTTTGCTAGTCGCTTTCATAAACTTCTGCAAAAAAATCACTCGGGTGATACGCAGACATCAGATTGATCCTGTTCGGACAATTCTCCTCGGGGTCTGCAACACCTTCTTCAATTTCAAGCAAAACTTTTTCAGCACCATCTCGTTTTAATTCGTTAAGCTGACCGATTAGGTCATCAATCCTTACTGTAATTCGGTTCACTTTCTCTCCTCAAGCACACAGCGAAAATCCTTGTCTGCATCAAGGTCAACATGAGCTGGGATCTTGTGCCTTGGCTCACCATCAACAATAGACAAATGCACCGTTTCATGTCCGCTGGCCTTGATTTCTTCGAGTTTACTGATTAAGGTATCAATTTTCACTTTAATTGTTTGCATAGTCATCTCCCCCATTGTCAAACATTCCGAGTTTGTTGCCCAACGCAATAATAGATTCAACAACCATTGCTAACTCGTTGCCTTTAATATCGCACATACGATAGCTGACCTTGATAGTTTCTTCTTCGTTGTCGATTTCATCAAAACCAACAACTACACCTT